ATGCCCCGTTTGATCTGCTTACGAAGTATGAACAGATCCACCGGGCATTGGTCAGGCTGCGGCAAATGCGACAGAATTTGCAGGCACCTGCACGCAGTGTGTCAGACTTTCCGCACGCTCCACCTGTTGTGGACAGTTGGAGTGTGCTTTACATCAATGGACCAACAGGACTGGGCAAGACCCAATGGGCGCGCAGTCTTCTACCTGAAGCTACTGTCGTATCTCACCGTGACCAGCTACGGGATTGCGACTTTAGCAAAGGAATTATCTTTGATGATTTCGACGTATCTCATTGGCCCCCTACCGCAGTGATCCATCTGCTTGACTGGGACGAACCCCGAGGTTTGGACGTCAAGCACGGACACGTGGTGATCCCTCCGCATACGCGTAAGATTTTTACGCATAATCGGGAATTCGAGAGGTGGTTATCTCCGGATGCCACCGACGAACAGGTGGCGGCTTGCCGACGCCGTCTACATGTTATCAATATACATGTATCTCTCTACTGAAAATGGCCGAAGGCCCTCTCTGCCGCGCCCCCCCCAAGCCAATAAGCAACCGGTCCCTCAGGAAAGAGGGACCGGTTGTGTTTGGCGATGGGGGGGCAGGCAGAGATAGGCCCCCACTGGGCCAATAACGCAACCGGGGAACCTCACAAACGTGCGTCTGATTCTGACCCCTGAGTGTGAACACCCCGGTGTATATATTCTTTCTCTATTCGTCCGGGGCACCGGGGCAGAGGGAGAGGGGGCTCTTAAGATTCAGAGCCCCCTCCCCTGCCCCTGCCCCCCCGCCTGCCCCGGAACGAAGTGAGTGGAGGGCGCAGTGCTGCCAAAACAAGAACACCATTGAAAATGGTGAAGCAAGCGACGAAGCGCCGCCGGACGCAGGCCGGCAAGGAGGAGCGCTATATGCAGAAAGTGGACCGCGCAGTTTCACGGTACGGTGCAAGTGCCGTGTCCAAGTACTTTCAGCCAGGAGTCGACCGTACGGGCGGCTACTATGGCCGGTTTGCTGGACGCGGAGCCGAGCTCAAATTTTTTGACACGGCGACGAGCTTCAGCATCGACACGTCACCAGAGGTTCCGGCAACGGGACAGCTGGTGTTGATCCCGCAGGGTGTGACGGAGAGCACTCGCGTTGGACGCAAGTGCGTCATTCGTTCCATCCAGGGACGATGGGATCTGCGCTTCAACCCCGCAGCGGGTGCAAGTGCTGATACGTCCTATGCGATCTATCTGGTCCTGGACAAGCAGTGCAACGGCGCTGCTGCCGCGTACACGGACGTGTTCGTGCAGAGCGTGGCCACTCAGTTCTTCCACAACCTCGCGAACAGTGGTCGCTTTGTTGTGCTGAAGAAGTGGGTAGGTACCTTCAATTCGGGTGCTGGTGTGTCGACGGCGTACAACCCGGTGACGAAGCACATCGACTGGTACAAGAAGTGCAACATCCCGATCGAGTATAGCTCGACGACGGGAGCAATCACGGAGATTCGGAGCAACAACATCTTTCTGATTGCTGGTGCCTACAATTCCGATGACACCATTGGTGTGGTCGGAAACGTACGTGTCCGTTTTTCGGACGGTTCGTAACCCCCCGGATGTTCAGGAACCCCCCTGGGGGTGAGGAACAAAGTGCGCCGACTGTAGGTCCAAAAAATGAAATATTTTGACCGTGTTTTTTGTCGGTGCAGTGATGACGAAAGTCAGTAAGAAATGGAAGGGTTCGATTTCGACTCCATCGATTGGGATGCTGAAGTGGTGCCGGAATTGGTGCCATTGGCACAATCTGCCCCACCGCAAGCGTCCCCTGAATACGAAGAGGTACCAGAATTCCCTCCTCGACTCTCTAATCGTCACGTGCGTAGCACTGGACGAGTGAGAGGTAAGGGATTCTTTCTCACGTATTCGCAGAGTGCGTTGGCGAGGGACACCATTACTGGATGGTTTTCCCGCCAAACGCGTGTCAAACGATTTATCGTTGGACAGGAGCATCATCAGGATGGGAACTTGCATTGGCATGTGACCATCGAGTACGAGGTTGAAAAGGACGTGCGTGCAGGTTCGTATTTCAACGTCGACGGTGAGCACCCAAATATCAAGATTTGGTCGCGAGCCGGTGGGTCAACGTACGAGCAGTGGTTCTTGAATCACTGGGAGTACTGCAAGAAGGAGGATCCTACTCCGTACATTGTAGGAGAGGAGCCTCGGGAGAATCGGAAGAGGAAAAGAAACGAAATCTTCACCGCAGCAATTGAGCTTGCGAGGTTGCGAGATGTTCAAGCAGGAATGGAATTCCTGGAAAAGAATGCCCCGTTTGATCTGCTTACGAAGTATGAACAGATCCACCGGGCATTGGTCAGGCTGCGGCAAATGCGACAGAATTTGCAGGCACCTGCACGCAGTGTGTCAGACTTTCCGCACGCTCC